GCTTATGCTGTAGGTAATGCCACTCGCAGTACCAGACGTGATCGTGATTGACGTGCCTTCCATCAAGTAGATCGCAGTCGTCTTGTCTACCGCTATCACAGACGCATTTGCCGGTACTGACAAGGTAGAGATGATGGGGTAAGCCGTACCGCCAGAGGGTGCTGAACCCTGAGCCACCGCACCGTTACTGTAGAGACTCACCGTAGCGTTAACAGCACTAGAGCCGTTGACGTTGGCAGCCACTATCTGGTTGATCTTAAAGACCAAGCCACTTGAGGCAGCGTTAGGCAGTAAGACTACCGCAGACGTGCCAGATGGGGTGTAGTACGTTGTCGTACCTAGAATACTTGTTACGTTGACTATATTTGGATTTGCCACAATACTCTCCTAGAGTCCGAATACGATTGAAAATGCGATAGCCTGTCCTTTAGTCGCCCCACTTGATGTTGGCGCTGTACTAGCCCAAGTCGTCCCGTTACTCGTTAATACATTACCAGAGCTACTCGGTGCAATCATTTGTGGTGCGCTAGTGCCGTTACCAAGCAGGACATAGTTGGCTGTTAGCGTAGTAGCGCCCGTGCCTCCATTAGCTACAGGAAGTGCAGTACCGGAATAGGTCATCGCGAGCGTGCCGGATGATGTGATCGGGCTACCTGCAATACTAAAAATGCTAGGGACTGTAGCTGCTACGCTAGTGACTGTGCCGCTTGCGCCGGCCGCTGATGCTAGCAGGGTAACCGCACCCGCCGCGTTCTCGCAATACAGCTTCATGTCACTGATGTTTAGGGATAGCTCACCAGGCGCAAGGTTTGCCGCTAATGGGACAGCCGCAGCAGTGGTGCTGTAATATGTAATGATCGGTGTGTAGCCTGATTGTGCCATATAAGTATCCTAAAATGTGCCGCCGGTTATGCCGCCAGGGACTGTTAACACCGTGCCGTTAAATGTCAGTGCCGAACCCATTATCAGTTGATTTGACACGTTTTGATATGCCACCCCACCAGAAGTGCCGTTAAGCGCGTACAGCTCAGTGATGTCACTGTTAGTGCCTGACTTGGCCGCGACTAGGTTTGTCCTTGCAGTAGCGGCTGTTGTTCCAGCAGTGCCGCCATTGGCAAGCGGAAGCGAGCCGGACACGTCTGCCGTCAGAGACACTGACCCAAACGTTGGGGCGCCTACAGCATTACCATGAAGAACCGTAGTAGTCGTGCCAGTGCTGCCTACAACGACAGGCGCCGCGCCTGCACCACCGCCTAGCACTAACGCATACTGGGTCAATGCCGCCGAGGTAGCCCAAGTAGACGCAGAACTAAAATAGGGAACACCGCCGGACGTTCCTGCAACGGTAAGGGCCAAGGTGCCGGTCGTAGTAATCGGCGAACCAGCCACTGAGATAATACCGCCGGTAAAGGTCTGGGCAACGCTGGTGACGCCGCCAGCGGCAGGAGTTTGCCACGTCGCCGCCGTGCCACTAGTCGCCGTCAGCATCTGTCCAACCGTAGGCGCTGGAGAAGACGATACGTTAACCACCGTAGTGGCGGAGTTTAATGCGTTGGTTTTAGCCGCCGTGCCGGTCGTGTCTTGGTTCCAAGTAGGTATCGCGCCGGCCAAATCTGCGTAGGCAATGCTCACCACGCCTGTCTGGCCGTTTACGCTAGACACTAAGTTAGTCTGGTCGATCTTCTGCCAAACGGTGCCGTTGAATATAGCCCAGTCGCCTACAAGCCAATCGGTAATGCCGTTTAGATTGGTAGATCCAGAGACGGACACAATGTAATAGTAACCGTTAGTGCCAACGCTAGACGTTAGTGTTGGGGTGTTGGTAGAGGCATTCCAAGAGCCTTGGTACGCCAATCCGCCAGTAATAGCAGCCGTAGTCACGCTTGTAATGACGCCCTTTGCGTTAACCGTAACAACAGGAATTGCAAGGGCAGAACCGTACGTGTTAGCGGTTACGCCAGAAGCCGGAAGGTCTGCATTGACTAATGCCCTGAACGCAGTTGGCGCAACAGGTCCAGCGGTTGGGCCTGCATAAACAACATTTGCCGCCTGATCAACAACGAGCAGCGCAGAGCCCCACGTCGGTGCCGCAGTTCCGCCAGACACTAACACTTGCCCTGAGCCGCCCACTGGACCTACATACAGCCCGTCAGATCCAGACCAAATAATTGCCCCAGGCGCCATCACCATGCTGCGTGCTGTGCCGCCATGATTAAGCGGCAATAGTCCGTCGACTTGATCGTCCAACGTCAGGTCTATAGCTGGATGCTGGTGGTCAGCCCGTGCAATATTGGTAGAAGTGCCAGAAGCACCAGAATTATCGCCGACTAATGGCAACGAATTAGAAAGATTTGCGTTCAGTGTGACGTTAGCGTTTAGCGGACCGCCACCGTTTAATCCTGTACCGGCAATGACTTGCGTGGCCACTGGCACATACCCAGACGTGGTCGCAGGGACAGTGGTCGCCGACATTACGCGTCCGGTAGCGTCAACCGTGAAAACAGGGATGTCGGTCGCTGTGCCGTAAGCGCCAGGCGTTACACCAGAAGACGCAAGTTGTGTAGTGCCAATGCCGCCGTTAGCAACACTCAGCGTCACGTTCGAGGTCAGCTGGCCACCGCCAGTCAAGCCCGTGCCGGCGATTACCTGACGGTTAGTAGGAACACCAGAAACGGCCAGCAAATCACCCACGCGGATCTGGTACGTGTTGCCCTCGTACACGACCACCATCAACGAGTCTTCGTCGGCAACAGGGGCCACAGGAAGCTGCGTTATTCGTGTTGGTATTAGATTACTTGGTACGTTAGACATCCCTTAAATCTCCAAGTAACTATCACCGTCTTCGGTGATAATAAATTCGTCGCCGGCTTCTTGGATAAGACCAGAAGGGTGCGTGTTAACGGGCAAGTCAGGACGAACAAATGGCAAGATAATCTGGTCTGGACCGCGTGGCGCCAACCTGTAAGGGTCGTACTGGTCTCGGTCTTCACGGCAAACCATCAGCCCTGGGTAGTTCGGGTCGGGCGACAAGTCAGACAAAAACATCTTACGCGAGCAACGTCCGCATATAGCAATGCCATATGTCGGTTGTCCGCTTGGGTCTAAGAATGCGCTCATGCTGTGTAGCATCCTATGCCAGGGTTAATCTGTATCGGCGAGCCGTCGTTGTCCCCGTCCCAAGCCCTCTGTACGCTCACAGCAGCCCGCTGGTCGAGCATCGGGATCAAACTAATATCAACAGCAGGGGTCTCTAGAGCGACCCTTGCAGCTAGCCCGTTGACGATAGCCTCTAGCCATCGCTGGGGGACCTCAATCTCTTGCTGCAGGTTGTTCGTGTCCATGATCTGTCTGTGGCGCCAAAGTATCAGCTGTGCCTGCTCAGCGGCGGAGAAAGGGGCTGGCCATATCCTTACGATAGGCTCCGGCAGGTCACGCTGGTAGTAGTAACTGGCAGGACGGCCTGGAAATACCTGATTGCTCTGATTGACGTAGCCGTCTCGGTTGAGCTGGCCAAGCGGGATCTCTTGCGGCATATTGCCAAGCGTTATGCTGGTGTATGACAGCGTCGCTATTGAGGTAATACGGAAGTAAGCGTATGACAAGGCCCCCGATATGTCGGTCCACGTTATCTCGCCAGAACTGACAATGTCTGTAGAGGTCCCGACCGTGGTCCACGTCGTGCCGTTCGTGCTTACCTGAAACGTTACCGGAACAGACGCGGCAGACCATTTTATGCCAATGGTGTTTACGGTGGTCGCTGAAGAGAAGCTAACGGTGTAAGAGGTTGACGTTGTGACCGTGGTCCCAGTCAGCTCCTGCAACACACGATAGTTGAGGTTTAATACATCAATCGTTCCAATAGGAAGCGTCACTATAGGCTGATTTTCGTACATCGGAAGGATTATCCTCTCAATGCACCAGCTAGGTGTTTTGATGTTTGCGAGTTCGGAAATAAGAAACGCTAGAGAGTCTAGCGCGTAGCTGTGCATTTCTGATGTGATGGCCTGGGCAGGCAAACGACAGCGTCTGAAGGCGTGGTCAACCACCTTCAGTGCGTTGAATGTAACCTCACCCACGCTACCAGAATATGCCATACTAACCCTAGATAATAGTCAGCTGGGTGCTGGTGCAGCATTCCCCGATGCCTGAAGTATAATTCAAATAATAAAACATGACACGCTACTTCTTAGACTTTCCGCCCTTCGATCGCATGGTATAACCGCCACAAGCGCAAGGGGTGGCTACCTTCCCACCCACAGCGTAAGCACTGACGGACTGTTTACCAGCAGAGCCAGTAAACCCTTGCGACGTAGGAAACGAAAACTCTTTAACAATTTTATATGTCTTGCTCATAAATTATCACGCGCTTGCATAGGTTTTTGTGCATTCAAGCACAATCGTATACATGTCGCCTGAGCTTGCGTCTGCGGTTGTAAACAATAGGTTACCGTTAACGCCCGCACCTGCATTGTTTGGGATTCCGCCGAACATACTAAAGTCCATCTTGTACGACACGTTCTGAGGAATCATCCACGCAAAAACATCCGTCGTTGCGTCCCACAACATTTTAACTTCCATGCCGTGGGTGTTAGCCCATATACGGTTGATCTTGACCCCGTTACAGGCACGACCAAACCCATTTACCGCAAGCGTAGACACGTCGATCTTAACGACCGCGCTCTCGCCTGTGCCGTCTGATATGTTGGTGTATTTGCCGATGAAATCACGTTCACCGTCAAGAATAACTTGAGTCGTTACCGCGTCTGCCATAAGAACCTCCTATTAAGCAGTGCGTGTGAACACGTACGCAGTTGCGCTCGAAAACATGATTGTGTAGCGAGCCAAGCCAGTTACACCAGCGGCAATAGTCAGGTCACCAAAGCTACCTGGAGTGTCTGCGGCTGCGGTGGACAAGATACCGTTTACCGCAACAACAATGGTCACGGTACTAGCACCGGCAGTGTTGTCTATGTAAAGGTCAAAAATTGTACCTTTAGCTGCACCAAGAGCTGCGCCCAACAACGTGCCTGTAGGCAGAGTGATGGCAGTAGCTGAGGCTGAAGTAGAAGTGATGTAGCCGGTTGCTACCTGCGCGGCGGTTGCCGTTGCTGTAGCGTTAATTGCGGATGTTGTGGCATGGGTGATGGTGCCTGAGCCTGCAATGTTGCCTGTTACATTACCTGTTACATTACCTGTTACATTACCAGTGAGGGCACCAATAAAGCCATTTGTGGACGTTACTGGGCCGGAAAAAGTAGTTGAAGCCATGTGAATCTCCTCTCATGCGAGTTGTGCGTATCTGTCTGCATGACGTCAGCCGGGGCTGTCAGATACACGGGTTATCCCGGTAAAACAAAGAGGGGAGCCGAAACCCCCCTCTCTTTATTACTTAAACACCAGCGGTTCCGAAAAGACCACGCGGGTCAGTCCAGCCCACAGTGTAACGCTCGGTTGCCTTGTAGCGCATGGAGTCGGTTTCAAAATCACCTTCCATAGACTTCTCAAGACCACGACGCATTAACAGCTTCATGCCTTCTGGCGCATCAGTCTGTACCCACCAAGCGGTGGACGAGGTGATACGTGACAGATTAGCCTGACCTTTAGCCAACAGACCCATGCTCTTAACAGGGTTGATGTCGTTATCGGCAGTGCCGGTACGCAGAACAGACTTCAGCAATACTTCAGCTTGGAACACGTTGCTTGGGCCTGCCACAATCTGAGTAGGCGTCAAACGGATACGCTTGCCGTTGTTGTCAACAGCGTTGCGGATCTGGATGAGGATCTGCTCAAGTGATGTTTGTGACAAGTTGGCAGCTGTGCTCAACTGATTGCTGAACGTGCCGCTAACAATCGGATGCGCAGTGCTGATCAGCGATACGCCGTCACCACCAACATACGCACTGTTAAACGCACGGTTCAATACGTTAGCCGACAACGTTTCTTTCGTTTCGATCAAAGACTGCGCCAAGTGTTTGGAGTAGGTCTGACCGATACGGATATGATCGCCGTCTTCTACAAGCACTTTGGTCAAGCTGAACGCCAGACCGTATACTTTGTAGAGGTAACGTTGTAGGAACAACACGCCGCCAGACTGGTAGCTTACAGCCATACCGTCGGGCAACTCAGGCGCCGCACCAAAACCATAAAGAACGGGTTCTTCATGATAGTTGCGTGGGATGCCTTTCTGTTCTGTGAAGACTTGTTTCCACTCGTCTGCACGTTGGTTATAAACGCCATCAAATACTTCGTTGAGGATTGGCTCAACTATGGATCTGAAGTCCGTACTTCTCATTGGAGTAGCCATGATTCAGTCCCCCCTTAAATGGCGTTAACAGGTGCTTTGTAGGCAGCTTCGTTCAAGCGAACGGTCATGCTTACATAGGCATCAGTTAAAGAGTCGGTGACAAGGTACGCAGAGCCAGTGATCTGGAATTGACCAGAAGTAGCTACAAGCGCGGTTAGGTACGTGCTGCTGATACCGGTGGAGGTAGAACCGCCAGGGGAAGCCACACGCCAGTCAGCCTGTGCCCCAACATCAACCTGTACTGATGTGGTGCCTGGTGTTCCTGGGTTTGCGTACTGTACGTCGTACAAAGTTTCTGGGTCGTCGTACACATACGCAACAATTTCTGTGCCTGTGGTGGACGCGGGCCAAAAGGGTGAAATGGTAGGCTTGCCACTTGCGTCGTTGTACTCAACGCCAGCAAAGATACCCAGTAAAGTAATGCCATCTGTAGTGCCGGTACGTGTACCGTCAGATGAGCCGAGTTGAATGGTCCCGGTGCTTACTAGCTTAACGGGATCTCCAGAAAAGATTGTCGCAGCGTAACCTGTGGCAATCGTGTAGGCTTTCGGACGAATTTGTCCACTGTTGTGGAACGAAGGCCGAAAACCATATGGTGCGCTAGTCGTAGACATAGTGACTCCTAATGGTTGATTGAAAGATTCGGTCAGGAAAGATCGAAACGAGCTTCCCGGTTTTGTCCGATTTCCTTGTTACCATCTCCCATGTCAATCCGCGACTTAGACACTCGTGCTTGCTGCTCAAGAAACTCAGCCGTATCGGTAAGTTTCTCTTCTTCTCTCAAAGGAGCGTCGTGGTGAGCTTCCTTCATGTACTTCTGGTACAGAGACATTGGCAGCTTAAAAGCAAGCATCTCGTTCACCCCGATAAGTCCAGCCCAATCACCCGTCTTAAGGGTTGCGTATTCCCAGCCTGGAACATCCTCAGGCTTGATAGGCTCGTAGCCTAACCGGATCCGCATATGGATCGAATCACGAGGGTTAGTCGTGGTCAGCCAGCACGCATGCCAGCCGGGAAGTTTTGGTAAGTCCGGTAAACTGGACTGAAAAAACTGTTGACGGAACATTTCAACCCGCTCGTCTTCGGTTACTTCGCGGTTCTGTGTAACTGCACGATCTGTCATCGTACGGCTGTCGCGTTTGTCTCCAGCGGATTTCTTTAATCTTTCGTCTGTCATAACGTCGCTCCTTTTCAGCGATTAGAATTAGTATAGAGTTGCAAGCAGATAAATGCAAATACTTCAACTGTTTTTTAGACCCTGTTAGTTTTGTCGTACTCAGCGTATCGCTTGACGTACTTCATGCGTAACACCGGGTCGTCCCACACGCCAGCCTCTACCAGTGCCTGCTTACGCTCTGGGCTGATGTAGACCTCTTTGCGTGTCGATGCTGGGGCGTGCTCTCTGCCTGACCCTACCGCAGGACCGCCTCTCGCTACGCGCTCTTCTCGGTCTTCAGATTTGCCGTCAAACTTCTCAGGCAAGCGCCGTGCCGCACGTTTACGCAGCTCTGTCCAATACTCTTCAGTCTGGGGGTTGTAACCGTCTCTGCTCATCGCTTGGTCAATCGCAATCACAATAGACGAGTCTTCGTCTCTGCCCTGTGAGTCGTACCAAGGATTTTCTTTGATGAACTCTTGAGCGTGACGCATAGTCCTGTCATCAATTGTCGATGGCTGGGCGGGAGGGACTGCCTGTTGCTTGGCGTACGAAAGTTGTTGCAGACGGGACTGTGCCTCGTCTCTGTATCGCATCGCCCTTGTCACGTCTTCGCCAACACCAGCATTTACCGCCTTAGCGATAACCTTCTCTGCTAGGTCAGCCTGATGCCTAGCCTGAGCAATACTGTTGTCCAACGCGCTTATGTCGCCCGCGTACGCCCTCTGCTCTTGGGCCGTCAGCCTGCGCTCAAGATCGTCGTTGCGTCCACGCAGGAAGTCTAGCTCGGTCTTGTCCCTCTTGATCGCTACGTCTCTGCGATCTTTACGGTCTGCTTTTTCTTTGCGGCGGCGCTCTCTGATGGCCTCTCGCTCTTTTTCATCTACAGCGCTTTCTTCTTCTGCGGCCGAGGCTAACCGGTCATCTTCTTGATCTTCTTCTACAACCGGCATCTTACTTTTGTCTTCAACAATTACTATTTCGTCCTTGTCGTCGTCTGTCTCTTTTATTGTATTAGCCATGCGTCATCTCCTTTTTCAGATGAATGCCTTGATAGCTAATGGGTCGCCAAGGACTCGCCCAATAATATCAAGGTCGTTAAAGATTACGAACATTGCGGTAGAGTCTGTGTCAGGAATTCTAGATTCCCAACGGTCTCCGCCGTATTTAGGTACCCGAACAAATTGACCCGCAGCACACCACTCGCCTTCCGGCCATGTGGTCATGTCATTGCGGTTCTTAAAGGCTAATGGTCCGACCTGCACAACCTTACCGACCTGTGTGTTCCACTTCTCGGTGTCTTGCGTGCCAAGGTCTAAGATAATACCCCCTGTGGATTTCTTTTTAGCTGTCCTTATCTGGATCAGAACGCGGCTACCGAAAGGCTGGATCCCTGCTTCTACAGCGGGAAAAGCCTCTGCAAGTGCGTCCTCATATGTCATTGTCGCCATGTTGTTCCTCGTCTATGAGTTTTAATAGTACGTTTATTGCGGCTTCGTAGCCCGCAAACATTCCAACACGATACCCGTACTCAAACGTATCGCGTGTCTGGGGTCGCGTCAAAGCCTCTACAGCAAAACTCTGCTGCTCAGCCTTGAGCTTATTCAGTAGCTTGGTCTCTAAGTTCACGCAGGTGTCTTAGGAGACTTAGGCGCTGATGGCAACGTCTGACCGGTGACTTTCTCGCCAGCCGCCATACGATGCTTCTGTTTAACGTCGCCGCCTTTCATTGAAACGGTGCCAGTCTTTGGTTTGTCTTTCATCGGTGTATCCTCATGGGTTGGGGTTAATGCCTGTGCCTGTGCTAAAACTTACTTTCTCTCCCGACGCGATCTCTGCCGCTGCAAGTAGCTTGGCGGTGTCGTTGTCGGCAGAGTTCATGCGCTCGCGTGACTCTAGCTCTGCCATAGTACGCTGGGCGTCTGCGCTCAGTCGTGCCTGCGCGATCTGCGCGTCCATGCTAATGGCTGCCTGATCTAACTGCATTTTAGCTTGGTCTAACTGTAGCCGTGCCTGATCAAACTGTGCCTTCTGCTGGATCTTGGTCTGCTCTATCTGCGACTGCTGCTGCATCTTAGCCTGATCCATCTGTGTACGTGCCTGATCTTGTGCCGCTCTTTGTTGCAACGCTTGGCCCTGCAATTGTGAGTTCATCTGCGCAATCTGTAGGCTGCTGTCTTGCTGCACGGGCGCCTGTGGAGCGAACTGCTGGGCTGACTGATCAATCTGCGCTAACTGCTGACCAAACGACCCTAGCTGGCTTTCAATGAACTGCTGTACCTGTAGCACAACATTCACCTGCGCTTGGGCCTCTTTCTCTATGAGACTCTGGCTCTGTGCCATGCTGATCGCGGTGTGGGCCTCTACCAAATAATAGTTCAACAGGTGATCACGCAAGTGTGTGGCCATCGGGTAAAGGTAGGTCTTTGCTATTGCAGGGTTTGACCCAAACAAGGGAGACTGCAGGAACGGTATGTGTACCATCATGTGTGCCATGTGGTCTTGCGCCGGCAACACAAACACAGGACGCCCCATAGCCGCCGCGACGTTCTCGCTGACCGGGTCCATGTCGTCAGTCCCAGGCAGCGACACCAATACTTCGTCGCCAGGTATCTTCATTACGCGCAGGAACATCTCCTCGACCTTCCTTGCGTCGTACAATTGCGGCGCGACCGCTGCCCTTTGAATGATCGCTTGGATCTGTGCAAAGCGCTGCGTCTCGCTGAATATAGAAGGATCGCTGACTGGGATGACGTCCATAGGACCGTCAAAGTCTGACGGCTCAATCTCAAGACCAGCATCGCACGCCTCTATGTCTTCCTCAGTAAGGTAGGCAGAGTTGATGCGGTGGATTACCTTCAAACATTTCGCCATCGAACTGTGCAGGCGCGAATGAATACTGCTGAACACGACCATGCCCTGCTCAATGAGGGCCAGCGTTGTCCCTACCGGTTGGTTAACACTCTGATCGCTCAGCCTCTCAAACGAGGTCTGCACCACGCCCTTGCCTGCCTCAACTAAAAATCCAAGCAATTGAAACAAGACAGGGCTTGGCTGGTTGAACGGTATCGGCATCGCTATCTTGCGTATGTCGTCGACCAAAGCACCGCCCTCTATCTCCGCAATCTCGGTCGGCTGTAGGTTCAGGGTTTGTCCGCCAGGCCCGCCTTTCAGCTTGAGCATGGTAGGGATGTTTTGGATGTGGGCAGAGTCAAGCAGGGCACGTAACGCGCCAGTAGCCGCACCGCTCAAACCACCGATCATGTGGGTAAGACCGATCGGGTAGGCGCCACGCCAAGGCACAAACGGGAACTCTACGACCCAGTCCAGCTCTTTCTTCTGCGTGTCCTCTGGCTCCCAGTTACGGTACAGGCCCAACGCTTTACTGGTCGACTTGTCTATCGTGATGATGTACGGCTCTACCCCATCACCAAAATCAAAGTAGGTATATATCTCGAACATGGTACGCAGACCGTCCTCGTTGTAGCTCAGGTCTTTGCGTCCCTCAATCTTGTCGTTGGCTTGTGACGCCTTGCTGTACTCTGGGTCGTCTGGAGCGCCAAGGTCAACGTCGATGTACATGCCAGTCTTGATGCGCTTGTTGTACTCCATCTTGGTGATGTACTGGACGTGCGTCTTACGTTCTGCGGTGTAGAAGTTCGTCGCAGCGAACGGCAAATAAATATCGTCAATGGGCACAAACTCAGCGTTGGGCCTACGGCGCTGTGCGTCCCACATCAGCTTCATGTACTGACCACCACCCAACGGCAGCTGCGTGCTCAACTGCTCAAGCTCGCCCCTGAACTCGGTCATCTGCTCGGTGATCTGCCAGTTCATAAAGTCGGCTTTTCGTTGCGCCTTCTCTAGCTTGCTCTTCTCTTGCTCGCCGTTTACTTTGCTCTTGACCGGACCATTAGGCGGAAATATCTCTTTCATAAACCGCGCAGAAAAGTCTACGCACGCCTCGACAAGCATCGGGTGGACGACCTTGTTGGCGCCTGTGAACTGGGCACCGCCTGGGGCATCGTCGCCCAAGCCTGTACGTCGCAAGCCTTCCTCGTACTGTTTGTCGCGCTTCTCACGCGCTTCCTTGTCACGCTCGATCTTTTCCAATAAGTCGGTGACAGACTCTTTGAGCATTGACTGGTCAACCTCGTCAACGATATTGGCGAAGTGCTCTAGCACGCTATGCTCGCCGTGCTTGTTTTCCTTTTCTTCGAGCGCAACCATAGCACCACCGTCTTCGGTGTCGGTAACGCCAGCCTCGTCTTCAGAGACCTCTACAGTCTCACCCTCAGAGTCCAACTCTTCTTTCTTCAAGAATTCTTCGTCTTTAGACTTAGCCATAATTTACTCGTGTGTCCTGATTATATTTGTCTAACATGTCCTGCAGGTCTTGCATTTCTACGTTGCCGCCGTGGCTGTATCCTTCGCGGATCAAATGACGGATGTACTTTTCCGTTAAGGCTTGGCTTGGTAATCCCTCACCTTCTACGCCCAGCGCAAGGTCGTAGTAGCCCGGACCCTTGCGGTCTGGGTTGGCCGCTTTGAAAGCACGGTGCCAATCTGGTAGGTAAACCTCAGTCGGCGTGGGGATCATATTAAAGCCCAAGTCTTCCCCGTGTAACAATGTTGGAAAGCCTGGATGTAGGTCTGGGCGGTACTCGGCCGTCCCGTCCAAACTGAACGTACGTGGACCAGCAGCATAAGTTGGCACGTTGCCACCATACAAAGGATGCATCAACGTAGGTTCTGTCTCTCTGATCAAGATTTCACTTGGGTTGAAGATAGCACCGCCGCGTAGTTCCCCCCCAAGTGGAATGCCTCCTTTGCTTTTCGGCATGCCTTTACCCATCATTAGGTTGGCCAATACCGAACGCTTATCAAACGTATCTGCTAGCTGCCAAATCATCGGATCTCTGATGTCTGCACCTTCTCCAAATACTAACGCAAGGTTGTGGTTTATTTTTGAGGCTAAGTCGTCAGACAAGTTGCCCTGCTTCATGGAACCCAAGAAGCCACGCATGAGCTTGTCAAATACAATTGGGTTGGTTTTAAGCTGGGTTCCAGAGCCGAGCATTGTTGTCCATGCTGTCTCTGGCGTGGTCAGGTTAGTCAAGCGACTTCCTGTACCTTTATCCATCACCCCCCAGACTATATCCTCATAACCTGGATCTACTTCGCTAATAGCTGGGAAATTTGCGCCGCCTATGTTGCCACCGCCCACACGGGTGCGGTCAGCTACCGTGGTCGTAGTGTTTTTGAACCCACGCTCCATCAGTTGCCCCAAAGCCTCTGATGCTTTGACCGGCTCTTGCGAACTAATTAGCTGAGCTGCTTTGCGTCCCGCATTTGCGCGGTCGGCAGCGGTATATAGGTTTTTAGGCACATCTTCAGCCGCTTCTTTCGCTAGCTTCTCTGCAAGCTCTTTAGGGTTGAAACCGCCTTTGCCAAAGCCTGGCGTCATCATGCTGCGCCTGACGTTGTCCGCTATCCTAGCCCGCTCGTCTGAAGGACCGCGCTGCTCAGCGACCCACTGGGCCACCCTTTTGTCTGACTCACGGTCTATTGGATTGCCTATGTCGTCAAGCAATCCGCGCATGTCAGTGTCAGGCACTTCATACTCAAGCTCAGGGCTGTACTTTTCGTACATTCTCATCAATCCTTCCATCGCAGGCGGGAACGCCATTCCGCCCGCTGTGCCAATCGCATAATTTAACGCTGTCGGCTCAATGGTTGGACCCAGATACTCAGGGATAGCCATAAGCGTTTTTTTAATGAAAGGCATTGCGCCCCCTAAAACTTGTGCGCCTTGGCGGACCTTGTTAGCCGCGGACAGCGGGACCAGCGGTATCTGTCCAAGCATTTCGCCTAGAGTCAGACCAGTCTTGTTCACAAACCCCATGTCGTTGCGTACGGGAAGAGCATAGTGATCAAGAGCACGCTGCAAGCCTGTGTCGTACGCGTCTGACCCCGCGTCTGCCATTGGATACTCGGGACCGCCAAAGAGTTGGGCGTAGCTTGCTAAACCCAGAGCGCTGTTGGCTATGCCGGGCGCAGTGTAGCTGTGCATGTTACCCTCGTCGTCTGTCCATTGGACCTCTTCTGGCAATACCTGAGCGTCTATCCCAGCCCTCATCGCATAGAACGGGTCTAGCATGTTGTCCAGAACATCAATACCGGTCTTGCTGCGCTTCTGGGAGTCGTAAATGTCTGGCGCCGGTTCGTCTTTTAAGTCTTTCATGGCACGGCCTCCTTCGGCGTAGCCCTCTACTGGAGGTTTTTGGAACAATCGCTCAACTTGAGCGTTTATACGTTCACGTTCGTCAAGCCTTGGCATAAATTGTTGGATCATGTTTTTGGATTGGCGAACAGTCATATACGCGGGGATTTTTTCTTCTCTCTGGCTAGCGTTTTGTCTTGCCCGACGCACAGCCTCAAGATACACAGCGTCTGACCCACCAACATTTGCAGGATCATAGTTCAACGATCCCCGTAGGGGCTCATATTTCATGTGGTTGAGTTTAAAATATTTCTCCCAATCATTTGTCGGTATCATGTCTATCGCGTCCATGCCATCAACAGCCCCATTATGTGTCCAGTCATTGGACCCCGCAAAGTCTTGCATGTAGCCCTTGATCTGATTCTTGTAATTTGGATCTTTTTTCATCCAGTCAGAAACATACTGGCTGTCAAAATCGTTAGCGAGTGGCTGCATTGACGTTATATTTTTATTTCTTTCCCAATCGTGCGGGTCTCCCTCAAAAGTGGAAACTTGCGCGTGCGGTCTTCCTTCGGGGTCTAGCAGCGCATACAGATGGTCTCCTCTTGCGTAATTGCTATAGCCTTTCGCTTGGTCCTCTTGCTGCGTGCACCAGCCCCCCTTGCAGCCTAAGTCCATAACCGACTTTAGTCCCTCCGGCTCTCTAGCGTTTGGCAGCTTGACCCACTTGTATCCAGAGTCGTACTCCTTGAACGGGTTTAACATCAGCCTCTGACTGGCCGCTTGTGCCTGTGCCTTGTCCCACTGATTGACCTTGCCCACAAGTTTTGACGCCTGCAGCACGGACATACGTTGCAATGACTCAGGGTTGAGACGCAGCTCATTAGGCAGGCCAGAGTCTGGCGTAATAGTTCTGCGTAGCGTATTTATCAAGTGAGGAAATGCGCCATAGTGTGGATTAAAATCATAAAACAATTCCATGTCTCTTGGTTTTCCTGTGAGCCACGGATTTGCCTTGTACACGTCGTCGATGCGTAGTCCAGTAGTTCTATATCCCGCTGTTGGGGAATGAATCAAATCGCGTGTCGTTGACCGCAGCCCATCTATTATCTTTTTAGTGCCAGCTTCAGAGCCAAACCTGATCGGTGGCCAGTTTCTTGATCTTAGAGTGGGCTCGCCTTGACGAGCAACATTGTTCACGCCCTCGGGGACGTGTCTTTCGTCTGGCGTAAGCGTGGTCAATGGATCCCAGTCGGTGCCGTAGTCGCGCTTAATGTACTTGTTGAGTGCACCATCAACAAAATTGTTAAGGGCTATGTCTGGCTTGAGTGCGTTCAATTCTTGTTGAGCCATGTCATAATATAAAGGGCTACCTGCTTCATGTGTGCCTGTGCCAATGCGTCTGTTTGCAAGCGTTGGGTCTGCTAGTATGCCTTGGTAGTGTTCTATAGCGGGTTGACGAGTCTTCAAATCTGCCAGTCCTTTTTCAGGGTGGTCCTTGAGCCACTCCCTCAAGATTTTGGCTAGATCTCCGCCGCCTGCAAACTTCAGGTAGTGCTCGTCGTGGTCGTCAAAAGGAAACTGGTAGTAGTCCTTGCTGTACTTGTCCGCGAGCTCTGCTAGGCCTCCCTCAGCGTAGCCCATGACCTCACCGCCTTTTAATTCTTTGGCCAAAGCTTTCGGATTAATGCCGCCACGGGCGTAATGACGAGGACCATTGGGCGTCTCTACTAAGTGCGCAGGGTCATCTATCGCAATCGTTTTGACTTTCTTTGCTAACACTAGCGGTCCTATTTGTATTACCTGCTCTGCAGAGCCAACCGGTGCCCCGTCTGACTTGCGATAGAAATAGCTGTGACGGTCTGGGTTCATGCCGATCTCGACCCAATCTGGATCGCCGTCTTCCAGTATGCTTGTCGCCGCCCTCTGCACGTCCTCGGCTGAATGGTTTGCCCAATCGCCATACATTCTAGCAATCGTGCTCTTATCGTATTTCTCACCGCTAGGCTTCAGAGCTTCAGAGGCTATGTTTAGCGCACCCTTCGCGCTAGACTCAAAATTTACATTGTTCAATACCGCCGTCTGCCCGTAGCCCACAGCGTTGCCGCCTTTCTTGGTCCCGTCGTGAAGGGAGACCACCCATGTGTCATAGTTCTGGTATGCTGGTATGTCAAGCCTTGAGGCGATTCTGGTTCCGTCTGGGATGTCGACATTAACACCAACAATGCCCGCTGATTTATTTGGGTCTTTGCTAAGCGATAGCGCAATGTTCTCGAATGTAGGCACGTTTTGAACCGCCCCCAACGGTTTGATCGGCATGAATTGCCGTACTATTGCCTGATACTCGTCGGTCGATATGTCGCCTAAGCGCAAGCTGTTTGCTGCGCTTTTCACTTCTGGTACGCGGGTCCGTTTGCTCCCTGTGCGAGACGCACGCCAAGCCGCTTGTGCTTCAGGCGTTATGCCAAGCAGGTCTTGTGCCTCTTTGAGCGTACCGGATACCTTTGCTGCAAGCTCTTTTGGATTGATACCTCCCCTGCCAAAGCCAGGCACGGAGCCACCCTTGGCGTGTCCTAGATCCGAAGAGTCTAGCTTGGAGGGGTCGAAGTCAGCATCGGGCGATCGAATGTGAGATGGATTAAAAACAACAGTTGAACGTGTCATGTCGCCAGAAGCCAAATTGTCAGGGAATGTTACTGAATCATAGCCTCTCTTAGAAAAAGCATTCATGACTTTGTCTTGTGCATCTCTACCAAATGCTTGATAAAATTCACCATCTGTAAAAAGATCAAAGCTATCAACATCTTCTAACGGTATATCAAGTCTTGCGGCTGCTCCTTCAATATCATCAGTGTCTAACACTGAATTAAGTATATCTTTTAATTGTTTTTTCTGTTCTTCGCCCATACTCGGATGATGAGCGTCAAAGTTATTTCCCTTTTTTATCAAATATTCTGCTGGTCCACCAAAAGTTCCTTTACCAAAAATTTCTCCTGTTAAATCGCTTTCTGGTGAAAAATAGGTGCCCCCAAAAACGTTTTTAAATTCACGTCGAATGGGAATATTATATTCAATGGCTTCTTTAGCTTGTGGCGATCCAGCAAATACTTCATTGCTTGAGTGCCACAACCTGTCCGTGAACCCTTGCTCTACTGCTCTTGCCGACTTGGCTTCTTGTGAGAGATCAAGCAGCTCTTCAGCCGCTGTCTTAACGCCTAGGCGTGCCTTCGCGGCAATCTCGGCCCAGTTGCCTCCCCTGCCAAAGCCAGGAACCGGCCCGCCGCGTGCGTAGCCCAGCTCGCTGTCTTCTAACGTGGTCGCGCCGCCCATGTCGATAAGGTCCATCATCATGCGCATGCGCTCGTCAGGGTCTGACACCGTCCGACCGAACGCCCTGCCTAACATATCGTTATCGAGGTCCATCCGTCTTTCTGCTGGGGATTGTAGTCCGCCCCTGAGATACTCGTTCGCCAGACCGACCATGTACGCGGGCAGCTCGCCGTACTTGTCCGACAGCTCAGACTGGAACAGCATGTGCCGCAACGCGTCAGCTTCGCCGCCAAGTTCGGTTTCTTTAGGGTAGACTAGGGTTGCTGCGCGTGCAGCTTCACGGGACATGTCGCCCATCGGGGTAAGGTTCGCTAATGCGTCGGTTACCGTGCGCGTAGACTTGACGGCGCCTTCAGCGTACTTGTCCAGCAGGTCTTGCAGCCCGCTTGTTGATTCGACTGTGCCGCCCTCAGCCCACTTGACCTTGTTGGCCCAGTAGGCGGCGCTGCTTGGTCCCTTGGCAATGTTCTTTGCATGGCGTGACTTGAACGAGGCACGCTTGGCCTTCATCTTGTCAGACTCTCCAGCCTTGGGCTTGCCCGCAGTGCTGGCGCCTTGTTCACCGAACCGGATGATCTTCTCTTTACCATCGACCTTGGTCTTCACAACGTGAGACTTCGTCGGATGGCTAGGCGTGCGACGAGGCTGATTGAGCGGCAGCGTGTCTTTGTCCACTGGTTTATTAGGCATGCCGGCATATCTCGATCTGCTGTCGATGCTGAAAGTATAGCACTATTGCTCACGCGGCATAGGGGTTTATGCGTGGCTTGTCGTCAATTTTTGGATAGTCAATGTCCTTGGCTTTCGGTAGCTCGAACCACCCGTCGTTCTTCAGGTAGATGATCGCCTGCGTGAACGTGTCCACGTAGTCGTCGTGCTCTGCGACGGGGAACTTGCCGACCTGCTTGAGAAAGCTTGCGGCCCAGCTTACGTGCTGACCGGGGTTCTTCTTCGACTCAGGTATCCAGATCAGTCCGAGCTCTAGCGTTGGCGCCGTCTGATGGGCACGAGAGACCTTGTCGGCATTGCCAGGGTTGTACCCGACCGCAGGGACCTTGGCCAGCCGCAGGTCTTGCAGCAGAGACTGACCGCTGGCCTTAGCTTCGACCAGTACCCTGTCAGGACGGCGTGCACGCGAGAAGGGCGAGTCTTTGGTCATGCCGCCGTACTCTGTGGTCCATTCTTTGATGGCCCTAGTACGCAGATCTGGGTAGCTTAGGTGCTCGTCCCAGGCGTCGATCAGCATCGCGTTACGCTGACCCTTATGGGTAAACATTGCCCACACAGTACACGCAGTGGGATCGCCAGTGGTCTTCTCTGTAAATGCGCAGTCGTAAGATTGCAAGATGTATTCAAATGTAGGCAGCGCTGAACCGTGCGGCCACATGGCAAAGAAAGACGTCTTGAGTATGCCGCCCTCGCTCGGGGTAGGGTCCTGCTGCAGCTGGCCAGCCGTGCCGTACGCGCCCAAGAGCTGCTTGAGCTGGGTGATCTCCGCCTCCCCGAACCTCTCAGGGCAGATCAGTTCGCCCTTCACCGTCCTAGGGTCGTAGGGTCCGAGTACGGTCTTCCGCCGCTTGCCGTCCCATTCCGCCGGAATACAGATGTGCTCCCAGCCGCCAATGTCTTCCAAGATATGGCCGCTGATGTCGCGCTCGTGCAGTCGTTGCATGACCGTGACCATCGCGTCCTTCTTCGGGTTGTTGAGCCGCGTGCTCCACACCATGTCGAACCATTCCAGTGCAGACTCACGCATCGTGTCAGACTGTGCGTCCTGAGCCCCGTGCGGGTCGTCCAAGATCAATCTCGAGCCACCCTCACCGGTTGCAGTACCACCGACCGACGTGGCCAGCCGGTACCCTGTCGCAGAGTTCTCGAACCTTGCCTTGGCGTTCTGGTCACCCGCCAGCTCAAACATGTGCCCCCACCGGTCTTGGTACCAAGGGGACTGGATCAGGCGCCTAGCCTTCAGGTTGTCCCTGATGCTCAGATTGCCGGAGTAACTCGCACACAAGAACTTCTGTGACGGGTCGGTTAACCACTCCCAGATAGGCCACATAACCGAGACGATGGTGGACTTACTGTGTCTGGGGGGAATATTGATCAGCAACTTACGTATGTCGCCAGACGTAATCGCTTCTAAATGCTCACAAATTTGTTCAATGTGCCAGCTCTTGATGAACGGTATGCCGGGCTCTACCACATGCCAGCTTTGCTTCACGAACTCGTACAGCGACGCGGAGGCCTTCCTGCGCTCTATCTCGCGCTTTACCAGCCCGTGCACCGCCGCAGCTGTGCTCAACCAGCCCCAGCCTTCGTCAGCATCAGGTTCATGCTCTCCAGCTCTTCGTCCGTCAGGTTCTTCATGTCTACCGCGGCCAAGGCGATCGGTCCGCCGTTAGCGCCAATGTGCTCTTGGACGATCTTGTCTCCGTAGATCTTCGGCAGGACCTTGCTCAATAGCCACTTACGCGTGTCGACCTGCAGCCTCTTGTGGGCCACGACGTCTGAGTTCAGGCTCATCAATTCTTGTTTTAGTATCGGGTTGCCGTCCGAGTCGTACGCCGGCTCACCGTTGACGTTCAGCGCGTGCACCGTGACCCACTCGTGCGTCTTGTCTGCGAGCACCAGAATATCGTCTGCCATGTGGGAATAACCGTGCTGCCGAGCCAGTGCGTAGTGAGTGCCCACTCCGTCTGGATCCGCCTGAATCCAAGACTTGTAGGTCTGAATGGTAGGCATTCCAACGTCGTTTTTGCAGATGTCGTTCAGTGACCGTCCTGACCTGATCTCGGTACAGATGTGAGCGCTCACTAACTCACGGTCGAAGAGGCGCTCTTCGGGTCTTGGGAGGCCAGCGATTGCCCTGTGGGCGAGGTGGTTTTTGAGTGCGACGGTGTTGGATGCTAGTGCTGCGGCGGCTTTCTCTGCGGCCTTCTCTGCCCTAGCCTTTGTGGTAGTGCTGCTTGCCATTGGATTCCTGTCAGCCCACGTTTGGCTGCTGTGGTAGTAGGGCGCCGACCCAGCCGGGTTAGCGGGGGGTCGACTCACTGGCGTTAAGCTCACGTCGACAACTAGGGGGAAGCGACGCTCTTAACGCGAGATGATGGATTGTGTTGCATAGACGGTTGATCTGTCAACTGTTTAGCACCGACAGGAGCAATTTTGTTGGCAGCTTGAACACGGGACAGTCCAGCTCCGACCTAGCGCTGATAACGTAGAGTTTCGTTGTGTTGACTGCGCCAGGCATTGGCGCTGCGCACCGTCCTGTTTTTAGTGTGTTGTCCGACCCGTCTCGTCTGAAGTGCTCGCAGCGTCCGCATCTCATGATTGGTCCCTGAAATTATAGATCTTTGGCATCGTCGTAGCCCACGGTTGTAGTGCTTCCTAGCCTCCACTTGGCCTTATCTTCCACGCTGTATTTACGGGTACAGACCCTAAAGTCTGGGGTCTTGAGATCTCGGTGTGCCAAGGCATTGTCGAACAGTTGGATTCGGTTGTTAGGCTGGAGCGCAAATTGACCATTGTCCAATTTTAAGAGGTTGTAGCTCTTGTGCTCGTCGGGCGTTTCAGAGAACCCAAAGTCTGGAACCCGTGGATCAGGATTAGCACCATCGAGCGTGAACATGTACTCCCCAGCGTAGCGGTTTCCGTCCTTGCCGTAGAACTCACACCTCAGCCCTTTCAGCAACGGTTTGTCGATCACCTCAACGTGGTACGTCAGCGCGTCCCAGATCTGCAAAATGTCTAGCTCTAGCGGTTTTTCACACGCCTTCCACACAAACGCTGAAATGGGCAACTTGTCATAAAGTGCTGCAAATTCAGGTAGATAGGTCTCAAACCGGAACGCCTCGCCCCTGACCGACTTGACGCAGCACCATACGCCCTCGACCAAGCCTCCGTGGCCCTTCTGGTGGTCGTACAGGTACTCAGCCCTGACGTAAACTTTGATCGGCGGTAACGGGCAGACGAAGCTCAATTTTGTCTCCACAGTCGGTCTTTGAGGAGCTTCAGGGACACCTGCCCTGCTCTACCTCTAGTGATGTATAGTGTAGTGTAGTACACCAGCACAAAATCCAAAACGCACCTATTTCCGGAAACCATTCGTCATCCTGACAGCTGGCCAGCTCCCTACCCTCCTCAAGTTGCCCTGAGGTGTCCACTTACCCGGTTTGCTCCGACAGGACATGCAATCCTGCCAGACAGTCGCTCCTCAGTACCTGAGCACGTTTTGCTATCCCAGTGTTAGCCTCTGGTTGGCTTCCCAATTTAGCCTTGGTCGGCATCGGCAGGTCAGCCCTGCGTTGGCGTCCCGTTACGCCGGACATGTGACTGTCGGTATCGGCGGACATGAGTTGACCGGTCAGTGATTAGCTACACACCGGGTCGGGGCTAGGTTGGACGATACCGGACGACCAGAAGGTTGTCTTACTGCAGAGTTGTTGATAGAATCGCGACCAGTTGGTCAGAGTCGATCTTTACTTGCTGTTTGGTATCGGCTCCTAGGGCTTGAACAACCCTCCGACGCACACACATTACGTCACTCCCGTGCGTAATGCAAGCCCCGAAGCCCCCAAGCCTAGGGGCTTTTTTTTGCCTGAAATTACCCCCTTTACCGCCTTTACCGCCTTCTGCTAGCCCGTACCTGAAAACTGTCACAAGACCCCTAAAACACCCCGTTAAAAAATAATTGAAAATAAGAGAAAATAAGTGTTGCAATATGATTCTAACTGAATCAATATACTCACACCGAAGCAATTCAGCCTAGGCCGGAGACAGACATGACAGACTTAGAATTTAAAGCAATGCTACTTGAGTGGGCTGCACAAGACGCTGCAGAGCGCGTAGAAGACGCAGCTAAAGCAGTAGCAAAAGCGGCTTATTGGGCTTTGCTTGCTGAGATTGAAGCGGCTTGGGCTGTTGTCTGCGCAACAGACACAGATGTCACAAGTTACATCACAGACGCATGTGTTGACAGCGAAAACGCAGAGCAGGCAGTTTATGAGTCATCAGCGTACTGGAAATTAATGTACGCATCAGCAAAAAATTGTGCTGGAACGCGAGCTGAAGAAGCTGGATACGATATTAACAAAGTAATTGGTCGATCAATTTACTAACTAACTGGTGCGAAAGCAGCCAACGGGAGATACAAAATGCAGAACATCGAACAGTTTCTAGAAAGCAGAGTTAGCCGCAGAATTAAGGCAGGAGATCGGGCGCTGACCCGTCTTGAAAAGCGCGAAGCCCGCGC